GTACCTCCTTAAAATTTTATATAAAAAAGAGAGGATAACCTCTCTTAATTATTTGGTATTATTTCTTGATATTCTCCTTCTGGTGGGAGTAGGGCTTGTTTGTCCGTTGGCAAATCTTTTATACAAGGTATAAAGATATCACCTATTGCTCCTTCAAATATACATAGTTTTTCTAAAATTAAATTTGCTCCTGTATATGACCTTACGTGCATAGGACCTTTTATTTCTGCCCCTTTTAATTCTATATAATTAAAGTTACCTTTAGTTAGATGAGGCTTGTATTGACCCTTATAGATATCTATATTACCTTCTACGCTTCCGTAAAAACCTATATAGTGGGTTGAGTCGTTATTTAATCCTATTGTGTTTTCCCTTAGACCATCCTTCGTAAAGCCTGCCATAGAAGTTCTTAAATCATTAACATAAACTTTACCATTCTTTACACTAATGCTGGCCATAGTCTTATCATATACATATTCTGGGGATTGTAGCTGTCCACCATTGATTAGTAGATTGTACTTAACTAACATAACCCACCCCCTTGAAACCTAGAGTGGATACACCTCTTGGAATACCCCCCCCGCTATGAAAACGTCTTGATTCTCATCTTTGACATTGGTTTTATGTGGCAAATACGGTGTCATTTGGTCTCCTGGTTCTAACTTTATTTCGGTATAGCTAGCACTTATACCATTAGTACTGCCAGCCACCCCCGCATAGCATGCTAACCTACTGGTTACACCTTCTTTATACGTAAATGTAAAGCCATTTCGTTCTTGGGCTGTAAATGTAGACGTTCCGCTTTGTATCTTATAGTCACTATCAAAAATAATTACACTTGCTATTACTCCATCACTTAGATTCAAGTTTGCAGAAAAAGTATAATTTTCTCCGTCAACTAGACCTAAATTATCTATAAACGCCGAAGAAAATCTGGAAGCTATTTCTTTAGCACTTAAAATGATTTTATCTTGCGCGCTTAAATTCTCGTTAATAATCATAACCCATCCTCTCTAATCACTGATACCTTATCCTCTGGCATTGTTACAGAAGTAAAAATCATCTCCCCTGTAACTTTTTTGCCAAAGTCAATTTCATAGTCCTTTATCTGAGGGTAGACGTGTATAGCATATCTTAAGTCCTCGTCGGTCATAGAGTAAAATAGGATAACTCCTTTACTCGTTGACTTTATCCTAAATTTATACTTGTCACTGTCGACTTGAACTCTTAGGAAGTCATTGGCTACTAGCTTGCCTATCTCCTTAGGCTTAAACTTAACCTGCTCATCTTCTATATATGGATCTAGGATGTATACCATATCATCTTGGTACTTGACTTCATTATCAAAGATGAGATCTTTAAGCTTTTGGACTTCATCATCTACCTCTGTCTTATCCACCTTCGGCTCTAATTTTTTATCTATATCAGTATCTAGATTATCAAGCTTGTTTTTATATTCATTAGAAAAGTTATTATCAGTTAAGGTCTTGCCAGGCTCCTTGTCTACCTTATCTTTTAGTAGGTTTGTAACGTCTGCATTTACTGTATCAGCAATATTCTTAGCCTTAGAGTCTATCTCTTTAAGGGCTTGGTCTTTCTTACTTCCTATAAGGCTTATGGCTTCCTTGCTGCTAGCTTTTATCTTATCACTTTCCGCCTTGCCAACCTGCTTTATATCGCTTATACTTTGGCTTTTACTGGCTTCTATATCCTTTAGGTACTTATCCCCTGTACTTGATACTTCAACCGCCTTGGTGTCGACATATGAAGTAAACTCGTCCTTCTTCTTTGTGATTATAGTTATGGTTTTATTTAGATTTTCGTCCGCCTGCTTTTGGACATCTGCCGTGATTTCCTCCAGGGTTTGCTTTGCGCGCTCTGCGGTTTCCTTGTCTGGTAGATTTTTAAAGCCCTGGGTAACTCTTATAATTAAATCACGATCACTCGGAAAGACATATCCGGCCACGCTTATATCAAGGAGGTAGTCATCTACTGCAAGATTACCGGGCAAAGAAAAAGAGACCTCAGCACCTTTTACTGTGGTACTAGTCTCCCAAAATTTTCCATGATTTGTATACAAAGATACCTGTGCCGACTGACCATCAAGCTTTTTCTCTCTGCCTTTGGCATCTTGGAGGATAAAAGATAGTACAGAGGACCTATCCGCCTGCTTGATGACAGTACCGCCTTCCACCTGCCTTAAGTTGGTAGTATCCATCTAATCACCTTCTTTTTAGTCTTCATTGTCTTCTTTATTCTCTGATTTCTCTTCCTTAAGTTCTTCTAGTTCTTTTCTTAGTTCTTTGTTTTCTTTTTGTAATTTCGCTATCTCGACTATGCACACAGCATTTTCATATTCGCTGTCTTTTAATTTGTTTGCATAAGCTTGTACTAATGGGTCCATATTTCCTCCTAGAATCTTGCTATTTCTTTATTTACATCTCGACCACCAGAAGCATAATAAGCATAAATTGCACTTGAATCTATCTTAACTCCTGCATTCCTGCTTTTATGGTGGATTTTTAATTCTCCATCAACATTCGTTTCAAAGACGATATCACCTAAAAATAATTTGTGATAGCGTGGTATATAAACTCCCTCGTTAAAGATTACTGGATGTTCGCTTCCTCCTTCTCCTGTATAATTCCACCTATCAAAAGTAACATATGGAAAATAACTGCCATATTTATTATTATAGTAAGCTATGCTTAGTTGAGATGTGGGATAATGACCTATCATGAAGCTGTATTCACCGCTGCTAAAAACTTTTTCAGATACATTAATTACACCAAATGTCTTGTTTTCCCAGCGGTTATCCCTCCATCTAATATCGTTATACTTTAATTCAATACCAACATTATCCGAGCTATCATAAGTGGTAAAATCTCCCCTAACACTCACATAACCTGTAAGGTCAATATTTCTCGCTTTGATTTTGACTGCTTCGGGTGATTGGTTGATTTTGGATATGATTTCATTGGCAGATACCTTGCTTTCAAGGCCATTCTTGGTTAGCTTTACATCAGTAGATAAAGACCTAATATTTTTCTTAACATCACTTATATCTACTTCGACTTCGCTAACCTTAGCTGTTATGGAGTTTTTTGTTTGCTCTATCTTGGACTTAGCTTCTGTTATCTCCTTGGATAGGTCTCCTATATCCTTATTGACTAAGGTCTTTAAGCTCCCCACTTCTTGACTTATTTTCTCGTCTGTTTGAGTCTTTGTGGAGTAGTTCTCGGTTATATAGGTTCTTAATTCTTTGTCTTTACTGTCTATTTGAGCGGCTATCAAGCCGTCTTTATCGTCGGCATACTTTTCCAAATCGCTTTTGGCTACTTTGATTCTTTCTTCCATTGTCTCTTTGATAGATTTTACAGAAGATTCTATTTTACCATCTGTTACTGTAAAGCGTGAATTTAGGTCTAAGAGTTTTTCATCGACTACTTTATTCCTATACTCCCAGTCCTCCTTGTTTTGATCGACTGTTTCGCTTACCGCTCCTATATCCCTATCGAAGTCCTCACGTGCTTGTTTGAGTTTTTCAAGAGTGCCAGCTATATCTAAGTTAGCTTGCTCTATATCAGCTCTAGCTGACTCTAGGCTTTGATTTGCCTTTATAATTTCTTGCTTTCGCTTTTCTACTTCTTGATCAGTAAGGTTTTGTTTTTCTTTAAGATCTTGGATAGTCCTATTATTTTCTAAATCTATATCTACATTCCTAAGATGTAAGGTTGACCCGTCCCAGTATAGGTTATAATCTTCTGGGCTATTTCCTATGAGGAAAGTCCCATCTTCTAGGTTCCAGCGGACTTTGCCACCTAAGATTGTTCCTGCTACAAGCAAGTCAGCGGTAAAGCCTTGACCTGTACCAAAGGTTCGGAAATTCCAATCTCCATTTGACTTCTTACTGTCAGCAATGGCCAGGGTACCTGCACCTACATATATCACTCTTTGGGGATTGTCGTCTATCTCCCTATCAAAGCTGTAATATCCTGCTGGTAAATTGTACTTATTACCTGCCTTAAGTTCGTAATTATAGCCATCACGGTTAAACATTGCATTTGTAAGCTCTTCCGTTACTTTGTCGACGAATGAGCCTCTAATTCCTGTTTCGGTCTCTATAATCCTATCTTGCAAAGCCCCTAGGGACTGGCTTAGCTTCTTATCTCTTTCGGCTTGGCTGGTTACAAGCTTGTCTCCAAACTCTACTTCCACATTGCCTGTTAGTAGGTTTCTATTGGCCTTGTAGATTCTGGTTCTGTAGTAGATATCGAGGTCTTTTCTTATGACTCTGACTATATCCCCTACATTTGTCCTCGATTTCTTATAGACCTTTGTTTTAAACTGTACTAGGGGCCTTGAAGCTTTGATAAGAAAGTCATAGCCTGCCTTGATTAGGTCTTCTGGCTTTTCTATATCCTCAAAGATTTGAACCTTAGTTCTCGGCTCTCCATCAGAAAATCCGAACTTCTTTGTCATTTCGACAGACTCGATAAATTCTTGGCCCTTAGGCTTATCTATAGGGTCTCCCTTAGTCTTGGACCAAACGACTTCATCTATCTTGATTCTTCTTCCGTGGCCATCTGTAGGTTTGCCATTTTCGTCAAACTTCTCTTCTCCCTTACCTCTAGGTATTATCCTGGTATATACTTCTGACTTATCTAGTTCTTTGACAACCTCAAGGGCATTAGATCCATACACAAATCTTTCGCCTGTATCTTCGCCCCTTTGCTTATATAGATTGATATATCTCCCAGTTATCCTGGAACCGTTAAAGGTTAAATAAAAATCAAGGTCCATCTGCCAGGTAGTTAGTATCTTGGATAAGGCTTCTAGTCTCGTGCAGTCGTAAAAGTTTGCCGATAGAAGGTCGCTATCGTCTACCCTACTTACTTTCCACCTGGTTCCGCTTAGGATTTCACTAAGAGCTGCTGAAGCTTTAGCTCTATTCGGTCTCTTATCTCTTATATATCCATACGATTTTAACTCATCAAAAAGGATATGGATAGCTTGATAGTTCATACTGTTAGAGTCTGGCTCGCTCGTTAGAATCCTATACATTTGTATTCGCTCAGGATTCTCAAAATCTCGGTGGGCTACATACTCAATACCGTCCATCCAGTCTACACGATTAAGATATACGCCAAATTCAAGCACCATAAGCTTATCGAGCTCTTCTATTTGGTGGATTGAAGATAAGTCTGTAGATGATAACTCATGTATTAAATTTTCGTCTTTATCAAATAAGTAAAGCATTACAAGCTCCTTAATCTATAAGTTATCTCATAATCGCACGGAGTAGTAAGAGTAACTTCCTCTAGGCCTTGGATATTAAAGTCTTCTTTGTCGCTTAGTATATCAAGCCTTGTCATGGCATTTAGTCCATTAATTCTTACATCATCATCTGGGGCGAAAGTTAAGACGTCCCCGATTTTAAAATCGTGATCTATTATCATCTTCAAGTTTTGATTTTGATTCTTGATTATAAGCTTATTAGTATTTGCCTTAAGTTTGAGTTTTATATCTTCAATAGAAACTATCTCATCTATATCTGGCATTTTAATTCTTGTTCCGCTCCCTTTAAGGTCATGAGCAATTACGCTAGTCTTAAAAGAGTCCACACATACAATCTTAAATGTTGACTTAATTGTATTGTTATCTTCTTTAAAGTCTGCCATTTCACTTATCGTGCCCATATAGTAGTACATAGGGTCGTCCGTAAATACCCACTGTGCTTGTTCTTGGTGTAGGATATTTGTTAGTTGGGATAAGCGTTGCCTAAATTCTTTGTTACTTCTTCCCTCTAAAAGGAACTCGACTTCTATTATTGCTTCTTGTAAATCAGAACCGAAAAAGACGTTGGAACCTCGATTATTAAAGTTAGCCCTATTTGATCTAGATCCTTGAGTCTTCCTTGATGAGTATTTGAAGGTTTCTATGTTCCTACCTACTACACTTCTTCCCGATACATTCAAAGTTCTATACCCGCATAAGCTCGTATCTAAGTTATATCCATTTATTATTACTTGTATAGAGGCGAGAGATTGAAGGCCCGCCTCATTTACATCTATGAATTTATAAAGCAAAGTTTGCCTCCAATCTTAAATCTCTTCCTTGTTCGCTTGTAATATCTCTTGATATAGCTCTAAACTCATTCTTTCCTACGCTTACATTAAGTACCAAAGGTTGTACTTGGCTAGATGTAGAAAAGCTTCCATAAGATGATCCAAATCCCACCTTGGTATTTGCGACTGTATTTGATAGTCCATCTACAGCGTTATTGACGTATTTTCTAGACTTATCAAGTCCTACTGCCAATCCTTGACCTGCGTATGAACCTAAGTCCATCATTACCCTTGAAGGGGAGTGGATATTTAAGGCTGATCTAATCCTAGCTGATACGGAAGCGGCTATAGACGAAGCAAGGCCCATTATCGCCCCTTGGGTTGAAGCTAGACCATTATAGAAGCCCATACCTGCGTTATATCCTGCATTTCGCATTCCACCTGCTGTGGAATTCATTATGCTTATTAGGTTGCTTCTTAGGTTATTAGCTAGGCTTATCGTCCTAGAGCAAGCATTTGAGTAAGCGTTGGCCATGTTATTGCCAGCCTGCCTTACTTGATTAACTACGCTCCTCCATGTTGAGTTAGTAACATTTTTAAATCTGCTATTATAGCTGTTATATTTGCTCGTCATTTTGTTCAAGTGGCTGTTAAAGGTGCTATATTGCCTATTCATAGCTTGTTGACTCTTACTATTGAATTGATTCCACATAGTTGTAGTCCTTGATATAAATTGGCTTGCAAAGTTATTGTAAGAGCTTGATACTCTAGCATTCATCTGATTAACACTAGCTACCACTCTGTTCGTGCCTTGATTAACAGTACTTGTTATCCTATTAAAGGTGTTGGTAAAGCCTGTTGATAGAGTATTCAGCCCGTTAGAGCTTACGCTTGCTATTTTAGACATTGAACTTTGTACGGAGTTAGCCATTTTATCCATAGCTGTTTCGGTTCTTTGTGCTAATTTTTCATAGGCTGCCGCTGATTGCTCGCTTATTGCGGTGGCATCTTGCGGAACTACTCCAGTTAAGTTTTGACTGGCGGAAGTTACGGCATCTACACCTTGGCCAAAGTTGGTCTGCATATCGCTTGATATGTTACTAAATGAAGTATTTACAGAACTTTGCATTTGTGAAGTATTAGAAGCTACACTTTGATTAAGTCCGCTTAGTATTCCTTCTACGTTCGTACTCATCTGCTGGGTTTCACTCGTAACTTCTTGATTAGTGTTGGCCGCTTCGGTCTTCCCTGGTGAGAATATTTTTGTAAAGAATCCTTTAATCGCTGAACCTACACCGCCTGCTATTGTTCCTATAGCTCCTATGATTGCCTTACCTAGTGCAACTATTATCTTAGCACCTGTAGCTATGACTTCCGGGATATTCATAACAAGTCCCTTAATCAATTCCGCTACTATTTTAATTCCAGCACTAAATAATTGAGGTATAGATTGACCTAGTCCTGTGATTAGTCCAGTAATTATATTTCCGGCCACTTGGATAATTTGAGGTATGTTTTGAACGATACCCACTATTAATTGTGCAATTACTTGCACACCTGCTACTATTAATCTTGGGAGGTTTTGTATAATACCTTGCAATAGCGAACCTATAATCTGTACTGCCGCTCCTATAAGCTGACCTGCGTTATTTCCTACAGATTCTACTAGGGCAATTACGATATTAGCCCCAACTGTAAGGATTGTTGGGATATTAGCAGAAATGGTCTCGGCTAATCTGCTAACTAATTCTGCCCCCTTCGAAGCAAATTCGGGTATCTTTGCGACAATCCCATCTCCTAGTCTTTGTACGATTTCAGGGCCTTTTGTCTTAGCTACTTCTAGAACTCTATTTATTTCATCTTCAAAGCCTGTATATAAGGCTCCTAGACCTACAAGTGCCGCTCCTATGATTGCAGCTGGGAATAAGGCCTTAAGCCCTAAGTTAGCTAGTTTAACACCATTACTTACTATTTGAGGTAGCAATTGCATTTTCCCACCAGCTATAGTACAGGCTAAACCCATATTCTTAACGGTCTCTCCTAGCGTGTCTTTTGCGAATGTTGAGAAAGCAGAGCCAACATTAGAAAGTGTCCCCTTTACAGGTTCCATGGATTGGATAAATTTACCACCCACCTTCATAGCTGGTCCAAAAGCTGCTGCGAATACTCCCACTTTAAGGATAACTCCTGCTAGTGCATCTTTTTGAGTTTCGGATAATTCTTGCCACTTTGTAGCGAATTTAGTTACTGACTCTATAGCCTTTGATAAGACAGGTTCTATTCTTGCGAAAACATCTTTTAGAATATCGTTCATAGTATTTTTGAATAAAACAAGCTTATTTCTAAAAGAGTCCCACGCTTCGGCCGCTTCTAGAGCTAAATCATTTCCATTTGCATAGGCATCTGATGAATCATTTATTGCCTTGGACAATAGATCGTGGTTTTGTGCCAAAGACTTAACTGTATTAGCTTCCCTGATACCTTTGATACCTAGGGCATCTAGTATCATATTCATGTTTCCGCCAGACTTGGCTGTATCATCTAAGCCTTTCATAAATGCTTCTACTGCTTTGATTGGGTCTGTTTCCCATTGCTTAGCAAAGCTTTGAGCACTCATGCCCGATACTTGGGCAAACATCTCTAGCTTCTCTCCGCCTTCTGCTACTGCCTTATCAAGCTTATTTAATACTTGACTCATAGCAGAACCTCCAGCCTCAGCATTGATGCCTACTGATGACATAGCTGTCGCTAAACCTAAAACATTAGGTGTGGTTAATCCTACAAGCCTTCCACTTGCTGCAAGTCTAGTAGACATCATCATAATGTCGTTTTCTGTCGTGGCGTAGTTGTTACCTAATCTTACTATGGCATTACCAACGTTTCGGATATTCTTGCCGACATCAAGGCCCATGATATTTGCGAATTTAGCCATGGAAGCGGCTCCTTCTTCCCCTGCAAGATTAGTTGCTGAGCCCATCTCTGCCATTACCCTTGTAAAGGCTAGTAGGTCCTTTTGTCCATGGATACCTAGTTGCCCTGCCACTTCGGATAAACCTAAAAGATTTTTAGCCGATATTGGTATTTGAGTACTCATCTTTGAGATTTCATTACCAAATCCTTTAAGTTCCCTTCCAGTCATGCCAGTAGTCTTCTTAACACCGATTAGGCCAGTTTCAAAGTCCATAAACTGCTTGCCTGCATATCCAAATGCTGTGGTAAGCGGTATTGTCAAAGCTTTAGTTGCTGTTGATCCTATCTTTTCTACACTTTTACCTACATTAGTGGCTGTCTTTGTAACTCTATCAGCTGAATTATGGAGGCTTTCTATAGCTTTTTCAGCAGTCTTCATAGTGCTTGTAAAGTTTCTATCTACAGCCGATAGGACCGCCTTCACACTATAATCCATTAATTAACCTCCTTTCTTAAATTATTCATTCTATGGGCTATCTTCCTTAAGTTCTTGAACTTGTCCTTATCTTCAAAGCTATCTCCCAGGAGTCTCTTCTCCTCTTTTTCATAATCGAAGATATCTTCAATCTTATTGACTACATAGACTGCTTTGTCGCCTTTTTGCTCGGTAGCTTTTAAAGCTCTTTTCATAAATTCAAGCTCTATAGCTTCTTTCCTATCGTCAAGCTTTCTTAGTTGGTAGGCCGTAAGTCTTAGTCTGTATTCTCTCAAGGTCATAAGTTCAAGCTCTTCAATGCTATTGGTCAAGTACCTTAGCCCATTAAGTATTAAAGTGTCATAGTAAAGAGGCTTTAGGCTTCCTCTTTCTTTTCCTTCTCTTCCTTCTCCGCCTCTTTCTTTAGTGAGTTGTATACTTCGGTCGCTTTCTTCTTGGTCGCTGACTGCTCCAGTAATTGAGATAAAAAATCATCACAAAGTCCACCTAAGTCATCGTAAGTATCTAGGAAGTCTTCAATATCCTTATCAGATGGCTTCTTCTTTAGGTGGCTTGTAGCAGCTTTAACTAGGTCAGGAAGTATCAAGACATCTCCTGTATATAGGTTAGTAACTGCATTTTCTATGCCGATTCTAAGATCTACACCATATTTCGATTGCTGTTTATCTTTTGATATCTCCCTACAGAATCTAAGCCCAAAATTTAGTTCATAATCAGTACCATTAATTGTTAATTGCATATATTCTCCTTATTTGTTAAAAATAAAAAGGACACCTAAAGTGTCCTAATCTATTCCGCTCTTACTTCTGAACCGTCTTCGCCAGCAAAGATTGTTACATCTCTAAAGCCATATAGGACGGCTTGTTCGACTTCTTCGCTGATTGTGGCATAGCCTTCTTGAGGTTTGCCATCGATCTTAAGAGTGGTTGAAATTTCCGCTAAGTCTTCAACGTTGGCTGGCATTTCCCATGATTCAAGCTTTCCTTGCATATATAAAGCAGGGTATTTACCATCTTGCTTTTCTCCTGCCAGGTCGATTTCCCAGCACTCTAGTGTTTTTTGTTCGTCTACTGATCTTTTAAGCATATCGTTTACTTCGTCGTGGCTGGCAATAGCGGTAATATCCATTACATATTCAACGCCACCATCAGAGTTGATAGACCCATCTTTTGTTTTAGTGCTATCAACGCTTCTATCAGCCGATAAAGTGTGCTCTATTTGTAGGGCTAATTTAGTTGCTGCTTTCTTTCTGGCTTCTTCTAGTAATCTAAACATCAAGAACTTATCTTTGCCCATGATTGCTCTTATCATAATTCCTCCTAATAAAATTTATATCTTAGATCTAAAACACCGTGCCATAAGGTATCGTTGGTTGAATTGTCAGCGATAATCCTTGAATTGCCTTCAAGCAATATCCACCTATGAGGGCTTGTAAATTGACTGCAAGCTTCCGTTATTTCGCTCATCATATCCTGGCATTTCTTCCTGCTTTGCTTATCAGTCCATACATGGACAAATACGCTCATCTCCCCAATAGAAAAGGACTTCGTAATCCTTGGCAATAGTTGAGTTTCCCCGACTACTACAAAAGGATAAGAAGTCCCTTCTTTTGGTAGAAATGGATAGCATTGGTATTTTAGCTCCTTAATTCTTCCAAAAATTAAATCAAATATTTCTTGATTCATTTACTCATCTAACTTTCTTAAATCTTCTATAAATGGGCCAGCATGCTTATTAAAGGCGGGCCTTACGACAGGTTCGGGTTCTATAAAGCGTGTCCCATATTCTACATAGGGCGTGTACTCCATTCCTGAACCTACCTCTGCGGTTAGTCCGTCATCTGTGATATTAACTGATATTGATTTCTTAGTATCTCCTACAGAATAGCCTTTGACGTAGATAACATTTGGAGTCGCTAATTCCTTCATAGTCTCCTGCAATTGCCCACCATGCTTCTTGACCTTATCTTTTACAAAATCTATTTTCCCTAATTTTCTTAACTTTTTTATAAGGTCCTTATCTGCTGTTATTTCGATTTTCATACTTCACCTATAAGATAGCCCGTCTTGTTCCTAAATCGTTGCACAGCGAGGACCCTGTGCTTATTTTCGCCTAAGATTATATAATCATAGTCCTTGCCTTGCCCTTTTATAACTAAGCTTGCTGCATTTACATCTACTTTCCCAAAAAGCTCGTTCTGTTCTTTAATTCCTAATGATCTATAAGAACAATAAAGCTCATCTTCTTCTTTATTTGATTCCATTCCGCCAATTGCTGGGTTGTATTCCTCTTCGTGAACCTTTACAAAGGTGGCTAACTTGTCAAACCTCATAGTAGTTTCACTCCCCATTTGCTGGCATATAGGCTTTTATCTTCTGCGTACTTACTACATTTGTCTAAGAGTCTATCTTCATACTTGCTGTCGTAAGTATCAGAGCCACCACTCTTATTCTCAGCTGTCATTCCCTCTGAACCTATCTTGTTAAATCTGTAGATGGTTAATTCTACAAGGATATAATTAAGTTCTTTAGGGATATCTTCAAGTACAATAAAAGGACTCATAGCATCAATCATTTTGGCTTTTTGCAACGCCTCAATCGACTCTATAAGTCCTTCTTCTGTCTCTCCTATTAACTTATTATAGGTGTCTAGATTGTCAATCATCTATACCAGCTCCTTTTTAACTAAGCTGCAGCCCCTGCTGGTTTTTCTTCTTTAATATTGATTTTAAATACACCGTCTGTTCTTTCTGCAAATAACATCATAGCGTACATAGCGTAAGTAACTACTGAAAGTCTTTTCTTGTATGCATCTCTAGTTACACCGATAATTCCTGTTGGGTCTGTTGTAAATCCAAAGCCAGCTTTACCGATTTCTCCACCTGCAACATTTGCATAAGCAAGGTTTAGGTTCTCTGGTGCTGTAGCATATGCGGTTCCTTTTGGTACTTGGCTTGTAACGATAGTAGTTGATGTATTCATAAAGTTAGTTAGATATGTTAGTCCGAAAGCTGTTTGTAGTGCCTTATCTTGTTTAGATAGATAGTCAGCTACATCTAGTGGGTTCACAAATACAATTGTGCCAGCTCCCTCTCCTGCAAAAGCCGTGTTGACATTTCCCCAGGCTTGGGCGAAGGCATCTTGTACGCTAGTAGCAGCTACAGTCTTTTTAGTTGATTTAAGTTGAGTGAAGAAATCATTTCTTACATTTTCTTGCATTTGTCTAATTAAAAGATCATCTGTATCTGCTACCGCTGTTGCAAGCCCGAACTTTTGTACTAGTTCAACTGGTACTAGCTTAGAGTATTTCTTATATTCTAGTGTGTAGGTTTTATCTGGTTCTCTTGTAGCTGTTGATAGTGGGATTTCGTCTCCTGGATCCACATTGCCATCTGCCAAATCTACTTTAGACTTGTATGTTTTGATTGTATCTCCGATATTAAGTTTTTGTGCTCTTTGAATACCTAGCATTTCTTGTAGGGACTCAATTTGATTACCAAACATATTGACAAAATCAATGTCCGCCACTGCTAAGTAATTATCTTGTGTCATTGTATTTTCTAATACTGCCATAAATTCCTCCTATAAAAATAATTCTCTGTTAGCTTCTATAAGCTCTCGTCTCTTTACTGGGTCTTTGATCCCTAGTATTTCTTTTCTGGTAACTGAGCTATTCTTTGTAGAAGTAGTCTTCACATCAAAGCTTTTGCCTTTAAGTGCTTCCTGGATTCCTTCCTCTACGCTTTTTTTGTAAAGTTCGGCAAAAGCACTTACACTTTCTTTTGTGCTTTCAGCATCTTCTGATATAAGGCGGTCAATGATTGGGTCTGTGGCTTTAATCCCTTCATCTAAAAGCATATTTTTGGCAACTTTTGCCATGGCCGATAGATTTTCTTTTTTCTTATAGTCGGCAATTTCTTTCTCCAGCTTTTCGATGGTGTATTTGTCTTTTTCAGTCTCATTCATCTTTTCAAGCTTCGCTGCTTCTTCAAGCTTGGCAATCCTATCTTCTTGTTGTTTTTGCCACTTAGCCTTTTTCTCTTGGACAATCTGATCTACATCTTCATCTGTGTATTTATATTTAGATTGCTTTTCTTCTTGTTTAGGCTCTTTGTTTGTCTCTTTCACTTCTTCTTGAGTTTGTTCTGTTACCTTGTTATCTTCTGACATATTTCCCTCCATAATTTAAAGTTGTAATGCTTAACTATCCTTAGCTTTTAATGCCTTCAAAGCTTGGGCATGGTGGGAAGAGTGGGATTCGAACCCACGAAGGCTAAGCCACCGGTTTTACAGACCGCTCCGTTTTCCGATTCGGTATCTTCCCATAAAAAAATCGCACGATTAACGCACGATTAAATTATTGATATTTACTTGTTTTGTGTGTTTTTCACACGATTAATTTTTTATAGTATAAAGTTTTTCATATTTATTTTTATGAGTTCCACCTTGCAAACTCGACCTGGCCTTTGTGAACTCAAAAATACATTCAAAATCTTTTGGCATATCATATCCGCTTATTAAGACTATGTTGTCTTTACTCATATCTTCACACCAACTGTAAAATTCTTCATAGTTTAGGTTATTATGCTTATATACTTTTTTTGTATCTTTGTATGGCGGATCTAGATATATAATAGAGTCTTTTATTTTTGAAAACTCTTTATAGTCCTTGTTACTGATTTCTAATCTAGGGATAGCCTTTAGTGTCTCTAGCATTGCCGAACGTTCTAAAGCTTGAATTCTTAGGGTTTCTGTACCCCCCCCCCGATTATTCTTTCCGCTTGGGCTACGTGTTGGAGTTGTTGAAGTCTAATATCCCTACCACTTTTTGTGGCAAAGCTTTTATATGTTTCTGTCTGTTTATATCCTTCAAAGCAGTCGTGATTATCTATAATTTCTTTAGCTAAATTATATTTAAATTCACTATCGTTTTTAGAATAAAGATAGCTTTTGCTGTTATTTCCAAAAGAGTTAATTAATAATTTTAAATGATCATCTATATTTTTATCTTCTTTATCTCTAATCTGGTAAAATTCTTCCCTACTACAAATTAAGGTCTTAAGATATTCCCTATCTTCTGATAAGATTTTTTGTATCATCTTCCCTGGTATAGGGTCTACATCGTTATAAACTACATCTAGACCTTGTAGTTTGCATTCTAGAGTTATGGCACCACCACCGCCAAATAGATCATATACAGTTTTATCTGTTCCAAAGTTTTGTTTAATAATCTCTATAAGTTTCTTAGATATTTTCTTCTTACTTCCTATGTAGGGTAACCCTATAGGCTTTCCTTTCCTGATTTGCTTTTCATCAAGTAATATTTTCAATTATCCTCCGTGTTTATAAGTACAAAAAAAGACGGTTATCCACCGCCTTAATTTCTTATTCCATTGTTCACATTGTAATATCTTTGCTTCTTCTTAAGCTTTTTAAATTCTTCTTCGGTCAATATCCTTTGCATTGCTAGCTTATATTTTTTGTTATAGGGATACTTATTGCTATCGATCAATCTTCTAACGTTTTCAGCGTCTTTCTTGCATAAAAAATGAGCGTGTTGCTCATAAGCACCGCCCTCTCTTATTAACATCCATTTTCTCTTTGGTAGTTTTGGATAATATTTGATTGTTAGTTTCATAGACTATTTAATAGGTTTTTCTTTATTCTTAATCATGACAACTATAGATGCAATCACTAAGGCTAATGCAAAGCCCCCTAGTCCAATCAATGGCAAGAATACTATCCACCAGGACCATGTAATATAGCCTAATGCTTTTAGTATTATTAAAGCAATTTGTATCAAAATCACTATTCCTCCTCCTTGAAATACGCTACAGTAGTACACCTACACCTAGGATGCCATAAAGGGATATTATCCCCCTCTACTGCTTCTGATATCTTCACAATATCCCCATTATGAGGACTACACTCCTTGCATGCTGTAGGCTCCGTAAGTACTTTTAGATACTCATATCCGCCATCTTTGTAGGCTTGTAACTGAGTTTGAACCCATACCCTACCACTTTCGGTTAGGGCTAGCCTATCAGTAGCTGACTTGGCTTTTTTAATATCTTTATGGACTAAATCCCTCAGTTTTCTCGAAAACTCTTTCGTCGATTTCCCTTGAATAATTACAGAATCGATATTCCTTTCTATCCTTCTTTGTAATTCCCTTTGATCTCGCCATATCCTATCAGAGAAGTGGGCGTTCTTATAGTCTTGATTGACTATAAATTCAGCCTTCCTCTTTATATCGTCAGGAATAACATACATACCAGCAAGGCCTGCTTGCCTCTTATACTCTTTTATAGATTGATCGACTAGATACTCTTCCATGCCTCTTTCTATTTGAGAAAAGCTATCTACGACATGTAGCTTAATAATTTGGCTTAGTAGCTCCAACCTATTTAATCGCATTGTTACATTATAAAGGCTCATCTCTCTATTTGCTTTGTCTGTAAAATCTTTATTTTCTACATAGTTCTTGGCAAGTGTCTTATATTCGTCTACATCTGTCTTACTTATAAGCTTTCTCGCTTCTTCGAACGATATTTCATTTCTACGTGCAAAGCCTAAGACCTGGCTTCTTATTTCACGATTAATATTAGTTAGTAGCGTATCGTATATAGACTGGATTTTGATATTTACAAAGTCCTCATCTTGCTTTTTGGACTTTAAGAGATTGTAGTACTCTCTTTCTTTCCAATACTCTTTACTCGTCTTGGACATCTGTCATGCTCCAGTCGTCTCCATGGTCATGAGGGATATCTGTATCAAATTCATCTTCTTTATCCATCTTTTCTAGCTCTTCCTTGGCATTATCTACGATAGACAAATAAGAAAGGGCTGTTTCTTTGCTTACTAGACCATTAAGGCTATTAACCACCTGTGCTTCCTCTAATACGTTCTTAGGGGCGTTTCTAGTAAATTGATAGGTAATTCCCTTATAAGCTTCCTTATCGTGCCAATTCGGCAAATTACAAAGCATTTTGTATCTTCTGATAAGTCCTGCTGTGAACTTCCTCTCCTTGGTCTTACATATGTTGTCTAGGCCTTGTAGTTTATATGATAAAGCAATTCCGGAAGATGTTCCAAAGTTCTCATCTGATAGATTAGGAACCATGGACAGTTGATATATCTTTTCTTCTAATCTATTGAGTAGGTTCTCTTGTGTTTGGTCTGCATCTGGCTTGGATAAGAAGTCCACATCTGGCGTTGTTCCGTCTACTTCATTCGAAGTCTTATAAAGATTCCAAATCCTGCTATCTCTAAGCTTAGATAAAACTTCTTCTTCTAGTTCTACACCTATAACTTTAAGATAGGCATCAGCGAAATAATCAACGTCATTAGCCTTTTCTGATATAACCTTATTAACTTGGTTTATCATGGTGTAGACAGACTCAAAAGCCGACTGGCACTCCTCATTTTCTCGCCATTCATCAATAGGGCAATCACCAAAATAGTGTTCATCATCGTCTGCAATATAAAGGCCGTCTTTCCCTTCTTCAAAATAATATATCTTTTGATCATCAGAATAAGTCCCTTTTAGGTTGTTTTCCTCGTCTCTGTAATAATGGACTCCGTATCTAATACGCTTCCTAATGGAGTTATCTCTAATTACAAAGGTTTCTTTAGGACTTAAGTGTAGAATATTTTCTCTAGCTTCTTCGTCTAGATATAACATTTCATAGCCCACACCAAAGATTGACATGTCTTTTGAAAGCTCGTACTGCTCATCATCTATATTATTAAAGTCTAATATATCTTGTAGCTTTTCCATATAATCATCTGATTCATGGTTTATCTTGATAGGTATTGTCAAAAAATATCCATTAAGGGTATCGACAATATACTTTGCAAAGTTCATTACAATGCGGTTATCTGGCTTGTTCAAAGGCTTTTCTTCCATGCTTAAGATTGCATGATTGCCTTTATACATTTTTTCTAGGGGTTCAAACCTTGCCTTAACTAATGCTTGATGTTTATTTATAAAGCCTTCAAGCATATCTAGATCTAATTCATCATTTTTATCCATTATAAACTCTTCAAAGTCCATAACAGTTCTTTTGTTAAAAATCATATATAAGCTCCTTTAAAGAGTTTAATTTCTCCACCTTTGCCGAACTGGTATTCCTCGCAACTGTACCTAAGTGCATCTATCAAGTGGTTAAAATCATCAATAGGTTTATTAATCGACTTACCAAACTTATCCTTGTCCCATTGATAGTTAGATATCTCTGTAAGAAAGTTCACACATCTAGGGTGAATTATAATTTCAAATTCCTGTAGATAAGTAACTCCATTCATGATTGAGTCCTTGCCCTTTTTAGCTCCCTTTACTCTAGATAAACCCAACGTCCTTAGCCTGTCGTTACTCTTTTGCTCAGCTGAGTCGGCTATTATCTTTTCTTTGTCATATCCTAAATCTTTAATCTTTTTAGCTATTTGCTCATTTGTCATTGCTGTTTGATAAAATTCATCCCAAATATAAATCTTATGATCTTTGAAATTCATAAAAGCCACTACAAAAGCTGTAGGATCGTGGACATATCCATAGTCAAGGCCAAAGACTGATTGGTATTGTCTTACATCTTCTAGGTCAAAGCTTTCTTCTCGCCAATTCTCAAATACTAAGCCATCAACTATCCCCCAGTTCCCTAAGCCTGCGACTTGGTATCTTCTAGGATTGTTCTTCTTCATCCTTTCAAAGACTTTCTTGTCGGACTCTCCTAGCCACTCATTGCATTTGTAATTTGTAGTTATGGCTAGTATGTCATCATCATTTTCTGCATCAAAAAAACGCCTCTTAATCCAGTGGCGTTCATTCCACGGGTTAAAAGATAGCGTTATTTGTTTAAATAATGGGGCTGGCACCCTACCTCTTATAGACTCGTCTAGGGTATCAAATGCGGATTCTTCCATGATTTCGTAAGCCTCCTCTATCCATAAAAAGCAAAGATAGCCTTTGTCTACTGTTACCGATGTAATCTTCAAAGGATCATCTAAGCCTCTAAAGAGTATCTTTTGGCCAGTAGGAAGGTAAGTAAGTTCCAAAGGACTTGTAGTCGATTTCCAATACCTATCAGCTTTAAGTCTATGTATAGCCCACTTAAGCTGGTTAAATGTTGAGTCTTTTAAAGTCCTATATGTTTTTCTGACAACTAGGGCATTACTGTCAGGATAATTCATTATCCTATAGATTAAATTCATGGCAATTGTAGTGGACTTCTTGGAAGCCCTTGATCCTTTTACAACTCTATACCTGCCCTTGTATCTCCAAAAAGTACCATAGCCTCTTCCCACAACTTTTGGGAGCGAAACTTCATTAGTCTTCAAGTTCATCTTCCCCCGATATTATGGTTGGTACGTCCACAGTCATATCAACTTTTTCAGTCCATGTCCCATATCTCTTGCCTAGAAGTTCAGCTGCTCTTATCCTGTCCTTGCTTGACACTCTAAGCTCAGTCTTTTCTTGGGAGAAATCGCCTATAGACATAAGTGTTTCATCACTAGCTTGTCCTCTCATAACTGCCGTAAGATACTTAAGCACTTCCTTTTGGTCCGCTATTAATTCATCTTCTATGTCTTTGAGTTTATCATCTATATAAGCTTTTATCTTGGGATTTTGAAGTAGTTTAGTAACATTTGTACTAGCATACTTCTTGCTATATCCAGCCTTTATGGCAGCTTGTGTTGCATTACCACTAATGATGTACTCATCAGCAAATCTTTTTTGTTTTATTGTTAATCTAGCCAAAGCACATCACCTCCCTTTGACTACTCACACCTAAAAATATTATCGAGACTACCATGTAAATTTAGTTAAAAGAAAAATTGAAGTAACCGCTAGTAAATCTATACAAAAGGAGCAAACATGGTAGCCTGGATAGTACTTTTAGGCATAATAAAAGGCGGTATTTCTACCGCCTCATGATTACAGAGTTAAACATTTTATTTGTTATTCGTTATATTTAGTTACACTTTAACATTCTACTTAAATCATATCATTTAACTTAATTTTGTCAACCTTTTACTTATCTAAAAATAGGGATTTTATCTAAAATAAGAATCTTATATAATTTAAGCAAAGCAACATCTGACTTCTTCCATATGGCTGTATGAGATAGTCCGTACTTAGTAGCAAGACTTCTTATGCTCTCGTCTCCATATACCCACTTATGATATATAATCGCTTCTAGTTGTGGGTTATCTAGCTTCTTGATAGCTTTCCTTACGGAGCTAACTTCCTCTTTCGTCAGATCTAAATCTTGCTCGATAACTCTTATCTCGTCTAGCACCTTAATTATCCTATCTTCTTGGCTGCTACCACCTCCTTTACTAGGGTCGGTATTCCCTAACCCCGACTTTACGCAATCAATTCGTTCTCTTTTTTCGCTTATTTCAGCGTTAAGTACTTCTATATAATCTAAATTATCTTTATAATGTCTAAGTATATCCTTGACAACTTCTCTTCTACTCTTATTTCTTTTCTGCTTAGCTTCTCTTAGGTTTTTGCTCACTAACTCCTCCATACTTAAATTCCCACAAGTTATCGACTTCCCTTATTTCCCTTCATCTTCCAAAACCTTATCAAAGTGGATAAAAGCGTCCTCTTTCCCTTCTAGAATCTTTAACCTTTCTTTCCTGGTAAATTCTTTCGCTTCCTCTAAGTCGTTGAACTTCCCAATAACTTCACCACCTCTATACTCACGGTCATACCTTATAACTTCATATCTAATCATACTGGGCCACTTCCCATCAAAGGTACTGCCCTATATTCCTCTTCTTCCTCCAAATCCATCTCAATTACAAGCATAAGGGCGTAATTTGCAAGGTCAATCGCAGTATCCCTCAAAGACTCATCTTTAACCTTTATATCTTCCGCTTTAGATAGCTGTTTGATTCTTTCCATCTTATCGCTCATACGTACAACCGGGGCAATCATTCCAAACTCCTTATAGGACTTTGAAAAACTATCCCCATAGTCGGCGTTCTTTTCCCTGTATATTTTTAGTATTTCATTAGTTAGTTCTTTTATCTTATCGTACTTAGTCATAGCTCTTAACTCCTTAGCTTTATTCCTTCTCTCGTCATACCTTTTTTGCAAATTAAGCCACGTATCAGATCTTATACCTGTAAGCTTTTCTATCTTCTTAGCAAGGTCGCAATCCACTGCTAAATCTCCTGCCAGCAAATCTCCGTACTCGTCAATGCTTATACCTAGCTTTGTAGCGTAATCAGCAAGCATGATATCCCCTAGGTATTCACCTGGTGGGAAGTATCCACTATAACTCTCATGATTCTGCTTATTCATCTTTTAGCTCCTTAACCCTATCAAAAACATAATCAATACTTCCCTTTATTTCATCCTTAGTCATCTTATACACATCTTCCGCCTCATAATCCTTAGTTAAAGCCATCATATACATCTCCTCCTTAGATGGTATGAATATAGTAGCCGCAATAGAAATTACAAAAAACACCCCAGCAATTTTTAAAAACCTCTTTAACAATTTTTCTTCAGCTTCCTCTAAAATTCCAGTAGTATCAGTATAGAACCATCCACCAATAAGCAGAGAACCGAAAGATAAAATAAAAGAAAGTAAAGCGAAAGCACTTATTTTATCTAAAATAGAAATTAAATATATAACCCTACTCATCTAGGTCCTCACTCTTGATAAATTGCCCATTTATAGTCTTTCCAGTCCTTTTGCTTATCTTTTCATATGCCTTAGACAAACAATACACAGGATCTATGCCTATCTGCTCACAAAGGATAATTAATGTTACAAAAACCTGCTAACAAAAGTCAAGGAGAAAAGTAAAATTAATTTTGCTTTTCTCCTTTTTAATTAGAGTTTAAATTTAAGCACAACAAACAAACCGGTTACTATCGGCTTGTTTTTT